CTGTTCGAAACATTTGTTTCTTGGTCCAAGTGTCACGAAGCTCGTCTACCATACCTTTAAAAGCAGATAGATCTTCTTGTTCTAATAAATTATTTAAATGAGTTTCTTCACCTTGTATTACTTCTTTAACGTCTTTTTTCATATCTTTATCCTTTATGTTTCTTTCTTATATATATTGTTTAAAATATATTACAAGTCTTATGAGTCGGTAAATGTAACAGTTGTAGGTGAACCAGCACCTGAAAATGTTTCTACGTGAGTTGTATCAGCACCACCCATAGCCATTGCAGCTGTGCTGCTGCCTTTAGTAGATCCCATCAACCCTCTTGCATTAGCCATGTCTCCTTGTTCTGTCCAATTTGTTCCATTCCAAACCTCTGTGATGCCTACTGCTCCAGATCCTGGGTCTCCGCCAAAAGCCACACACGCTGTGTTATCAGATCCAGCACCACCTAGACTTCGTCGTGCAGTATTTAAATTGTTTACTGCCGTCCACGTTGAACCATTCCAACTTTCTGTTCCTGCAAAATATTCAGGAGATCCTCCACTATCTTTAAATCCACCAAACGCTAATGCAGAAGTAGTTATTCCACCAGCCCCACCATCATTTCTTGCAGTATTTAAATCTGCTACTTCAGTCCAGTTTGTTCCATTCCAACTTTCTGTGTCTGCAGTTACAGGAGGATTACCTCCACTACCTGCTGCACCACCTATACAAAGAGCTGCTGTATTAGTTCCAGTTCCAGCTGCAAAACTTCTTGCTAGATTTAAATTATTAACATTTGTCCAATTAGTTCCATTCCATTTTTCTGTGGCATTAGAAGCAGCATTAGGTGATGGTGCTGCTAGGTTACCAGCAAAAGCTAATGCAGCTGTGCCTAAAGCACCAGCTCCTGCTAAAGCTCTTCTTGACGTATTTAAATCATTCTGTTCTGACCAGCTAGATCCATTATAGAATTCTGTTTCTCCACCAAAGTTTTCTCCAAAAACTAATCCAGAAGTTGTAGTTCCCGCACCAGCTACTTGATCTCTAGCTGTGTTTAAACTTGGTGTACTAGACCAAGCTCCAGATGTTGTTGCGCCTTGACCTTTTAAAACATTTGATGTTGAGTTATACCAAACTTGTCCTTCAACAGGATTTGATGGGTCTGATGCTAAGACCTCAATATTTGTTCCTTTAATTTCTTTATATGTTGCCATAATTAATCCGTACTTATCGTTTTAGTTGCTATTGTTGAACCACTCCATTCTTCTGTTGCTGCTGTTACTCCAGGTGTTGTTTCACCTCCAAAAGCTAAGGCAGCTGTGTTTCCTCCACTACCAGCTGATCCCATTTCTCTTCGATTAACATTTAAGTCAGCAACTTCTACCCAACTAACACCATTCCATGATTCTGTTATAGCACCAGAAGGTGGTATAGGACTACCTCCAAAACATAATGCAGCTGTTGCAGTTCCCGATCCACCCGCATTTGATCGACCAGTATTTAAATTATTAACCTCTGTCCAATTTGTTCCATTCCAAACTTCTGTTAAATCTCTCATGTTAGGTGGAGTATATCCTCCAAAAGCTAATGCAGAAGTATTATCTGCTCCACATCCCATTATTTCATACCTTGCAGTATTTAAGTCGTTAACTTCAGTCCAAGTTGAACCATTGTAAGATTCTGTTACTGCTACCCAATTTGTTCCATCATAACCTCCATAAAATAAAGCTGATGTAGTAGTTCCATTAGCTGCAGCTGTGTTTCGATTAGTATTTATAGTTGCTGGAACAGTAGTCCAATTAGAACCATTCCATAATTCTGTTGCATTATAATTAGTTGCTCCAGAACTTCCACCAAAGGCTAATGCTGCTGTTTGTGTTCCAGCAGATCCACCATTACCTCTTCCAGTATTCAAATCATTAACTTCAGTCCAGTTGGTTCCATTGTAAGATTCTGTTTTAGCATTAGTAGGAGCAGGGATTCCACCAATAGCTAAAGCTGCATCTTTAGTTCCTGCGCCACCTTTCATAAAAACTCTACTTGCCGTATTTAAATTTCCACTTGTAGCCCAAGCACCGATTGGTGCACCTGCACCTGTCCATTCTTCTGTTAATGCTGATGGTGAAGGTGTTCCTCCGCCAAAAGCTAGTCCAGAACTTACAGGTCCTTGTGTTGATCCCATAAGAGATCTTCCAGTTGCTAAATCATTTTGTTCTACCCAACTTGAGCCATTCCATAATTCTGATGCACCTGTTCTTGGACTTCCAGGAACTAAACCACCAAATACTAAAGCAGATGTATTATCTGTACCGAAACCAGATGCTCTTTCTCTTGGAGTGTTTAAATCTGTTATTTCAGTCCAGTTAGTTCCATTCCAAGATTCTGTTACAGCTGATCCTGGAGCAGGATTTCCACCAACAGATAATGCAGATGAAGGTGTTCCAGCTGCTGCTATGTATTGTCTTGCCGTGTTTAAATCGTTTACTTCAGTCCAGTTAGTTCCATTCCAATTTTCTGTTAAAGCACTTACTGGAGGTGTATTACCGCCAAATGTTAAAGAAGCTGTATTAGTAGCACCAGTTCCACCCATACCACTTCGTGCTGTAGTTAAATTATTTACTTCTGTCCAATTAGTTCCATTCCACATTTCAGTTAAATTTGTTATTGCTGTATCTACTCCACCAAAAGCTACTGCTGCAGTGGCTGTTCCAGCACCTGACATATTTTGTCTAGCAGTAGTTAAATCGTTTACTTCTGTCCAACTTGTACCATCATATACTTCTGTTGCACCTGTTCTAGGTGGAGCTTCTCCACCGAAAGCTATAGCGGATGTGCCTGAAGCACCTGCTCCTGTTGTTTGAGTTCTTGCTGTATTTAAACTTCCACCAGTTCTCCACGAACCACCTGTAGTTGTATTTGGATATTGAAACTTTAACGCATTAGACGTCTCGTTGTACCACACCTCTCCCGTATTCGGATTATCGGGATCCGTAGTGTAGTTCTGTATTTTACTACCATGTGTGCCTAAGTACGTAGCCATTTAATTTTTACTCCTCCAATGTTATGTCAGCAGGTCTTGTGTTAGTCTCTACTGCTGGTGCTTTTTCAGCATCAGGTAAAGCATCCCACGCAGCTTGCGCTGCTTGAACCTCTGCATCAACAATCGCCTGTGCCTCGTCTTTTGTTTTTACAGTACCTGCAACTTTAGCAACCCAAAGATTACCGTGTTTGTTGTATGCAGGAACTTGCCAAACATTTCCAGGATAGCCTACAAACGTGATTCTTTGAGATTCAACGTGATCGATGAAACCCTTTCCCCAGTTTTCTGCTACACAGTATTGATATGTTTTTGCCATAGTTTTCTCCTTTTATTAATCTGTTAAAGTTTTTACCACATTTGATGGAACATTCCAACTTTCTGTTGCTGCTTTTACTGGTCCATTATCTCCACCAAAAGATAAACCAGCTGTTGTTGTACCTGCTCCTGCGTTAAATCTTACTGCAGCATTTAAATCACCTTGTTCACTCCAGCTAGTTCCATTCCATAGTTCTGTAATTGCTAAATTTGGTGGACCTTCTCCTCCAAAAGCTAAAGCTGATGGTTGAGTACCAAGACCTGCTAATTGATTTCTTGCAGTATTTAAATTATTAACTTCCGCCCAATTAGTTCCATTCCATAATTCTGTATTAGCTGTTGGTCCTGGATTTCCACCAAAACATAGTCCCGTTGTGTTGTCGGCTCCTGCACCAGCTACAAATCTTTTAGCCCCACCTAAATTATTAACTTCTGTCCAATTAGTTCCATTCCATAATTCAGTATTTGCTGTATTTCCTCCAGGTTCACTACCTCCAAAAGCTAAAGCAGATGTATTAGTTCCAAATCCACCTAAAGCATCTTTAGCTGCATTTAAATTATTTACTTCTGTCCAGTTTGTTCCATTCCAAGTTTCTGTATCCTCATTTCCTCCAAATGCTAAACCTGCTGTAGATGTACCACAACCTGCTAAAAGACTTCTAGCTGTATTAAGATCATTTACTTCAGTCCAACTAGTCCCATCATATAATTCTGTAGCTCCAGTATTAGGTGGTACACTTCCTCCAAATGCTAACGCTGCAGTTTGTATACCTGCTCCTGCTAAATCAGTTCTTGCTGTGTTTAAATTTGCCTCAGTAGACCAAGCACCTAATGCAGTACCTGCAGCTGTAAATTCTTCTGTTGCAGCTGTAGCACCAGGATTACTTCCGCCCATTACCACACCTAAAGTAGATGTACCACTTCCCGCTACATTATTTCTTGAAGTTGATAAGTTTGTTGTTTCAGTCCAGTTAGTTCCATTCCAAGTTTCTACATTTGCTGTTCTTCCTGGAGAATCTCCACCAGCTGCCAATGCTGCAGATATGGATCCAAATCCAGCAAGCTCACTTCTACCATCATTTAAATCATTAACTTCCGTCCAATTACTTCCGTTCCAGCTTTCTGTTTCTGCTTTTCTTCCTCCTCCGCCGCCATCTACATTTCCTGCAAATGCTAAAGCAGAAGTATTAGAAGCACCTGCATTTCCTAAACTATTTCTAGCTAAATTTAAATCTCCAACTTCAGTCCAATTAGTTCCATTATAAGATTCTGTTAATGCTGAGTTATCTGTAATATACCCACCATCTGCTAATGCGGATGTTGTGGTTCCAGTTCCTGCTAATCTTTCTCTAGCTGTATTTAAATCGTTAACTTCAGTCCAAGCTGAACCATTCCAAGATTCTGTCACTGCTTGTGCTGTTGTACTCTGTCTACCTCCAAAAGCTAATGCAGCTGTCGCTGTACCAGCACCTGCTAATGCATCTCTTGCTGTATTTAAATCTCCAACCTCAGTCCAAGTACTACCATTATAAGATTCTGTTAATGCTACAAAAGGAGGATCTGTATCTCCACCAAAATATAAAGTTGCTGTTTGTGTTCCATTACCTGATGCAGCTCCCCTAAATCTAGCAGTATTTAAATTTCCACCTGTGGCCCAAGCATCAGCTGAAGTTACATTTGGATATTGATAATTGAAATTTTTGTTAGTGCTATCGTACCATAGCTCACCTTCCACGGCTCCTGGGTAAGCACCCGCGTAGTTGACAACCGAAGTTCCAACTTTCTCCTTATAAGTAGCCATGATTATTTATTCTTTAACAACCAACCCTGAGTTCCATCCGTATAAACCAAAGTATTTGCTGCTCTTTCTACTGAAACTGTTAAACTTGCTGTTGAACCCATAATTTTTTCGGTACCATTTGGATCAATCGTAAGTGCATTAGTATCAAATGTTCCCGCATAGTCTGCAAAAGATACTTCATCTCCTAAAGTTCCTGCAGGTAAATCCATTTCTATGGCATTACTTGTAGTATTAATAAAATATCCTTGTCCAGCTACTGCTGTAAATGTAGATGAAGTTTTAACTGCTTGCCAATCAGTTCCTCCAGAGTTGTCTACAAAAGATAAAACTCCTGAACCATTAGTTGTTAAAATTTGATTTGCAGAACCATCTGCATTTGGAAAAGTTAATACATCAACAACAACTTTACCTGAACCATTTGGTGTAAGAGTAATATTACCATTAGCTGCATCTGTGATTGTAATATTACCTGAGTTTGTACCTGAATTTGTATCTAATACTAAATCATGTGCTCCACTTGATGTAAGTGTAGCGTTAGCTGATCCAGTTCCAATTTTAGTTTCACCAGTTCCTTTTGGAATAATTGCAACATCTACATTTGAATCTCCACCTGTAGCAGATATTGATGGTGCATTTCCAGTTGCAGCATTTGTTATATCAAATTGATTAACTGCTGAAGTTGTAGTTTGAAATATTAATTGTTCATTTCCGTTTTCATCAATAATTCCATGAGCATCATCAAAAGCAATATTAAAATCGTTAGTGTCTAAATTACCACCTAATTGTGGAGAAGTATCTTCTACTATTGAAGTTAAACCTAAAGCTACTTCTTTAATATCTGGATTAGTTCCATCGTTTGCAGTTGCAAAAACTACTTTGTCTCCTTTATCTGTTGCAGAAAAAGTTACGCTAGAACCAGAACCTGATACATATTTAAATTGTACTGTGTAAGCACCTGATGTTGAATTTCTTAAAAAATAAAATGTTTGTGCGTCTAAAGGAATTGTTACAATTTGATTTCCAGTAATTGAACCTGTAAACTCAATCATTCTGTGAGACATAGTAGCTCCAGTTGATCCATCAGAAACTGAAAGAGCTGTAGTTTGTGCACCACCTGCTATTGATTGTGCAGAATACCCACCAGAAATTTGTTCTATAATATTTAAATTTGTATTAGTCTTTGTTCCCCAAGTACCGGCGTTTTCACCAGTTGCCATTAGCTCTATACCGAGAGGTGTGTATGTTGATGCCATAAATTATCTCCTATGCGACGTCACTATAACTTGTATTTGATCCTGTTGCAACAGAAGAATAACTACTATTTGACCCTGTTGCAGGACTTGTATACGATGTATTTGATCCAGTGTCAATGTTTGCGTAAGACTGTATTCCTAATATTCCTAGCGAAGATGTAAGCTGATCTGTTACTAATCCCTGTACTACATCAGGAAGTGTAAAAGATCCTACTGAAGATGTAGAAGAAACACCTGATAATTCGTATGTAAATTCTAATGTAAGAGAACCTAATCCAGATGTTGCAGATACACCAGTTAAGTTTATTAACTCAACAGAACCGACTGTAATTTCTCCAATACTAGTTGTTGCTGATACTCCTGTAATCGGTTCAGTGCTAACTCCAAAATTTAAACCTGCTGTTCCTAAACCTGAAGTAGAAGCCACTCCTGTTATTGGTTCAGTGCTAACTCCAAAAGCTAAACCTAAAAGTCCTTCATCAGATGTAGCAACTTGTCCACTTAAATTAATTGTTGGACTAATTGCAAAACTAACACTTCCAACACTTGTTGTTGCAACTTGACTAGATAATTCATATGCAAATTCTAATGTTGGTGATCCTACACTAGATTCTATTTCTTGACCTACTAAACCTATTACTTGGTTTGGAGATTCACCCCAAGTTAATTCACTCCAATTGCCTCTACCCCAACCAACTAATGTTCCTACATAAGATAAAGTTGGTGTTGCAAAAGTTGCAGATACTCCTGTTAAGGGTACACCTAATTCTCCAAAAACATTAGGGCTACCAACACTTGAAGTTAAAGAGTGATTAGAACCTATCATCTCTAATTCGTATGCTACACCTATAGTTATAGAACCTACTGATGAAGTTGTGGCTAAACCTCCAAGAGAAATAGTTTCGTTTGCTCCTTCACCCCAGTCAGCTACACCATAGTTTAATCTACCCCAACCTTCTTCGTTGAAAGCTTCTAAAGTAGAACCTACGCCTGATGTTAATTGTTGACCAGTTAATGAATTTAAAATTACATCATCTGCCCATTCGTTGGAACCCCAAGTGTTATTACCCCAGGTTGAAGCCATAAGGAAATCCTCCTTACGCTATACGAATGATTGCGTTAGATGCGTCTGCTGTTGGAAATTGAATTGTAAAAGTTCCAGATGATACTGTTTTATCACCACCGAAAGCAATAACTGCTACAGCTTTATCAGATTGTGAATCATTATAAATTAATGCACCATTTGCTGTGAAAGATGCTGAAGTATAACTAACATCTGCAAAATCACATACAGCTGTTGAACCAGATAATGCTGGAGTCACACTTGTAAGTGTTGCACCTCCTGCAGAATATGCAGATCCTGATGCATTAGTTATTTCGTTTGATGTAGCGTAAGCTGTTGTACCTGCACCTAAAGATGCTGAACTTGTAAATAGAGCTATTTTAAATGTATTTCCGCTTGATGCTGTAAAATTGTGTGTACCAACTAATATCTCTTGTTTAAAGCTGTTACAAATTGCTGATGATATTGCCATAATTTAATCTCCTACGGGTTTGCTGATTTTACTGGTATTCGAACAGCGCCATCTGTGTAGTCATCTCTTCGTCTTCTACCAACTTGCTCGTTAGCAAACTTTTGTATCTCTTGTTTATACTTATTTTCATATAGTGTCAACATGTCTATCGGACCTTTTAAAAAACCATATGTTTCTGACAGACAGCAATATAATAAGCCATTTGGAAAATTCATACTTATATAATTTGTAGCATTTCCTGACTCTAATGTAGCTGGCATTTTATTAAAATGAACTCTAAACTTGTATGTTGCATCAGGAACTGGAGCTAAATATAGTCTTCCTGATGTAGTATCTGTATCGCCTGTAGCTCCTCCATACATAGAATAATATTTAGGTTGACCTCTTTTTGTAGAAAGAGTTGAAGATATGTATTCTTGAAGATAAGTTACATCTTTTTTTTCTAACCAAATATTGGGTCCAGTTATAGCAGATGTAGACTCATAAACTTGAACACCTCTTATAAATAATGCACCTGCTGGTACATTTATTGATTCCTGACCTATAACTAAATTTCCATCTTGTTGAACTCTATCTGCATCAATAGGTACATCTCTCATTATTCTATATTGAGCATTTAAAATTATATTTTCTAAAATATCTGTAGTTAAAACATTAGAATCTGTTTCAGTATAGTTTCTTATTTGTGTAACTAAAGTTGTGTAACTTATACCAGCCATTACTTAAAATCCTTTTTATATTTTAAACGCATCTTTTTTTGTTTTGGAGTTTCTTCATAAAACTCAAGATGCTCATCTTTTTGTCTATGAGGTCTAACAGCTTGTTTTATCCAATTCCAAATTTTATTTATCATAATTAAGCTCTATCATTTACTGGGCCAACTGTACACTGTAAACCACCACCTGTTGCTGTTGACGTTGAATTTGAATCAAAAGTAATAGTAAATCTATTATACTGTTCTATAGTAGCTGGTTGAGCACCTGTTACAACAGTATCTGGATCTATAGAAGCAAGACGGCAACCAAAAACTTTAGCACCTGCTAAATGAGAACTTGCTGTAGTATTAGGAAAACTTTCTCCTCTAAAAGTTGCAGAAGTTCCACGAACGCAATTACTTAAAGTTACTATACCTGTATCTATATGAATAGTTGAAGTTTGATAAAAAACAACTTCATTTTCATATCTACCTGTTTCACTATTTACTTTTTCAATTACTACATAGCTATTTGATGGTAAGTAAAAAGAACCATCTCCAGCAGATAAAGTAATTGAAGTAGCTGCAGCAGAAATATCTGCATTAAGTGTTGAAGATAATTCTATTTGTTCTATTGATCTAGCACCAACAGCACTTTTAACACCTTGAAATCTTACATAATTTAATTCTCCTCCTTGAGCTTCTGTAGAGTAATCAGGAAAACTTACAGTCATTATTTTATTTCCGTTTGTTATAGAAAAAGGATTATTAGGTAAAAAATCAGGAGTTGGAAATTCAGTTCTATCTGGTCTAACATTTAATAATGCAATCCCATCACCACCAATTGGTTTTGGTTCAAGTTGTGGTTGTTTAGGTTCATATTCTGTGTAATGAACAAAAGAACCATTCCATTCTTTTACCATTTCTCTGTATGGAAACTCCATACCTGATCTATCTGAAATAGCTTTTGAATGTTTTCCTGTTGCGTATTTAGACATTAAGTTCCTGGGTAATAAGCTTTTGGTGTAATAAATGTACTAGAAGCTGAACCATCTTCTGCTAATGCTCTAGCTAATTCGTCTTCATAATATAATTTCATTTGTTGGACTAATTGTGGTTGATATTTTTGTGCAAGATAAAAAGCTAAACCTGAAGTCATACAAGGTATAAATCTAAAAGGTATATCTCCTGCATTTGTATAATCTCCTACATCTTGTATTCTTTTTATATAATAAAAATGCACATCTTTAGATGCATTTGTTGAATCAGGTGTAGGATAAATACTAATACTAATGTGATCAATAAATCTTTGAACCCAATATTGATTAGGAGTTCCTTGTGAAAGTTTATTTGAAAAAGCTGCATAAGTTGATCTATCAACTTTAGTCATTGGACTATCTGATTGATTTGTTGCAGCTCTATTATTTCTTAATTGTGCTTCAAGGATATCGGACATTCCATAAATACCATTTGGATTTGAAGTAGCACTTGTACCATCTGCAGTTGATCTAAAAAATTTATATTCAGATTGTCCTTGAACTAAATCTAAACTTGTACTAGCTATTTCCCAGTAATGAATACCTCTATTACCCCATTCTTGAAAAAGAATATTAAGAGATCTTCTTGCTGATTTCATTTGATAACCAGCTACTGAATTTAATCCAATACGTTCAAAAGATTCTTCTATTATTTCATCAATAGAAAAAGTTTTATCAAAAGTAGTTGTGCTCGAGGTTGTGTTAGCCATTTAGCCTCCTAGCCAGTATATCCAAGTGTAATAGATCCTGTTCCAGTTACATCTGCATAGATAGTAGTTTCAAATCTAATACCATTTCCTGGTACATAGATATCTAATCCTTCATCTCCAAAAGTAGCTTCAAAAACTATACTTCCAGATGCAGTTGCTGCATCATAAAGTTTTATATTTGTAATACCAGTACCTTGAATGTATGTAACTCTAGCAGGACCAATATTAGTAGATCCTCCTGAAGCAGTTTTAACCTGTCCATCAGCTGTAAGTGTTGTAAATTTCTGATCTGAACTCATATTTGTTTCTCCTTAAAATTAATTTTATGTGGGGCCGTAGCCCCACACTAATTATTTATTATGCTAGATTATTATTTTGTGAATACAAAATAGTAAATCTAACTTCACCAGCATTTGTTGCTGCTGAACTTGTGAAAGTTAATCTGATGTCAGTTGTTCCAACATCTTCCCAAGCTAATGCTCCACCTGCTTGAGTTGTTGGGTATTTTCTACCAGCGTCTGTTCCACTTGCATAAGTGTTCAAAAGTGTTGCTGCCCCACCAGCTACATCACCAATACTATAGTTAGTAGTAGTGTTAGCTGCTGTGATTTGATCAATCACAATATCAATGATTTGTGAATTTGCAGGAATTACAACGTTTTGTACCGCTGCTGCAATTGCTCCGCCTGATAAATCAGCTGCAAAAGTTTGAGACATTACAACTTGTCCAACATTCGCGATGTTAGTACCAATAGTTGTACCTGTAGTGTTTGAAATCGTTCCCGCTTTTATCGGTCCCGAAAATGTAGTTTGTGCCATATTAATATCCTCCTAGATATCTGAATACTGTCCCTAGGGTTGTCGACTATACGCGTCAGCATTCATCATTTATTAAATGTATAGTGAGTTATTTATATATTAGTTTTTAGTAGAGTGCAAGAGATCCTAAGGTATTTATGCAATTTCAGCAGTGTAGCTTTTGTATTAAGTAGCTACAGAAACTTGTGGAGCAGAACCTTCAACAGAATTCTGTAAGTGAGCAATTCTAGCTTCTTCAAGCTTGATCTTAGTAATGACTTCTTTAACTTTGTCATCAATTCTGACCATTTCAAGAGTATATCTATTATTATCTAGATGCTCCTGTTCCCACTTCAACTCCAAGGACCTTTTTGCTTTGTATAGGTCTTGTATCATCAATAACCTCCTCATAAGTTATTCGATTTATCTCGTTATTATAGTTGTTTCCGAGATATTCCCAGTTTATACTCTTTTCTCCCAACTTGTCAAGGATTGATTGTTCAAGAGCAATAGCATTATCTTCCGACAAAACATTAAATTTTGCGTAATGATCGTATGCCCATATTTTTACTGTGAATTGTTTCATGGTTTTTTCTTTCTATTTGTGAATTGTGGCGAGACTATGTCCCGCCACAAAAAATTATTGATTACGCACCTTCAACGCCGAAGATACCTCTAGGGTCAGAAACTCCAAAAGAGTATCTTTCTCTAGCTTTATATCTAACGTTTCCAGTATCAAAATCGCCTTCCATTGCAGTTGTCAATGGTGCTCTATTGAACATTTTCATTCCATTAGGAATGTCCGTTAAGATATAAAATGCATCTGAGTCTGTTAGGTAATTGTTCACTCTATAACCTTGAGGAACCATACCCATAGATACGATTGCATTGATATCGTTGTCAGCTGTTCCAGTTCTACCTTGAGACTTCATCAATCTTTCAGCTGTGAATTGTAGCTCAGAAGGAATAATCATTTTTACTCCTCTAGCAGCAATTCTTAAACCTCTTTCATCAGTCATAGCCGCGATGTCAATCATCGACTGTTCTAATGAAGTTTCGTTTAAGTCAGCTTGAGTTGCTAAAGTGTTAGAAAAAGTACCAGCCACTGTTGGGTGTGATGTATTAAATAAAGATACACCGTCACCTGAATCAAAGTTATTTGTTGTTGGTAAACCTTGAATCAGTGGTTCTACTGATTTTACTTGTTTAGCATTACTCATAGATCTAGCTAAAGCTTTTGTATATCTAGACGCAAGTCTATCATACAAGTTGTCCTCAATCGCTTCTTCAGTGATTGCGAACGCTAAAGCTACAGTCTCGTGAGTGTAACGAGCTGTGAAAGTTTCTTGTGCTTCATCAAATGAAACCCCAGAACCTTCACCTTTTACTTGTGCGTTTGCGAAACCAGATAACATAACTTCTTCTTCAAAAGCTCTGTCAGATGATTCCTCGTTATAAATCTCAGCATGCTGATTTTCATAACGTTTGTATTCCAAGCCGAACAGTGCGTTCAAACCTGGCTCTAGTTCTTTAACTAGTTGTGATCGTGATATTGCCATTATTGTTCTCCTATTCTAGCTTTACGATTGTAGCTCAATTAGATTAGCAACTACTACTACAGATCTGAAAGCCGCATTTTCATCGTTTTCAGGATCTTCAGCAGATCGAAGTAATCTCCATGATGCTCCATCAGCACTTGTGTCTGCGATATCTAGTGTAGCTGAAGACTGACCAGTAGTTGTACTACCAGCTGTTGTGTTCATGTCATACGTTTCTAGGTATCCTGCTTGTGCTACTGCATCATCAGTTGATACTACATATTGTTGTGTTGGGTTATCGAATACAAATGCATCGATATCTTCTGAGTTAGCTGGTGTTACTTGGACGTAATGATTCGAAAACGTCGGCTTTAAAGTTGAAGCCGCGTTGTAGAATATTCCATTTAACACACCTAAAATAGGTGCATCAGTTGTTTGTCCATCAACAACGTAACCAGCAGCAGAAGCAACAGCTGCACCATGATATAGTGTAGTTGCATAACCCGCATCGATTTTGTATTTGCCTTGACCAGAAGTGGCTGGAGTTTGTCCAAGCGCACCTGCAGCAATCAAACCAAAACCTTGTGTGTTTCTATTTGCCATAGTTGTTTCTCCTTATGTACCTGCCCCTAAGGGCCTCCAGTACTGTTTATTAAATTCAGTGATTTAAAAAATTACTTTTTCGTACCACCGAAGGTTACACGAGATTGCCTTTCAATATTGATTGGCATTCTACTATCCTGCTCCTTCAAAAGATCGTTGTTTACTGCTTCGTCTCTTTGTTTATGTTTATTAGACATATACTCTTGACGTTGTCGTGCGATTTCTGTTGGTACCTTTGCAAGTAAAAGGCCGCCTACCCCAATCACTCCCTTGTATTTGCCCTCATCGAGGACTGGATAATCAGATGCATTTTCGACTTCTTCAGATCTCACTAATTCATAACCTTCTCTTATTCTTCCAGTTATGTTTTTAGTATCTTGAAAGCCAACGCTTTCTGCTCTTATCCATCTATACCTGAATCCATCAGGCGCAGGGGGTGCATCTAGAGAAGATGGTGGAACCCACACTTTAGGTCTCTCAGATTTTAACCGTGTGTCGTTCGCACGAGATGAAGTATTTTTGTTTTCTTTTTCCATATTACGCTCCTTCCTTCACGTGTTTTAATTGTTTTGCGTACTCTTCGAGTGGCACTCCTAATTTTTTAGCTATTGCTACCTGTGAAGAAGTGAGTCTCACAGTTTTGCGACCAGGCTTTACGCTTCTTGTAGCAGAAGCCACTGTCTGAACAGGGGCGGTCGTATTATTAGTATTACCAAATTTATGAGGAAAGTCAACTCTAATACGTTTGTCAACTTCTGCATAATACTCGTTTGAGTTTGGATCATAACCCTCTTTTTCCGTAAGATCCTTGTGTATTTCAAAAGCAGTATAAGTCATTGCTTTATCATTACCAAACCATGAGTTATTAGAAGCCCATTGTTCAGCTCTTGGATCTGGATTAATTGGTTCATCCACTTGTCTTGTTTGAACTGGTGGTTGAGATAATACAGGTTTTTGAGCCTGTTGTTCCTCTCTACCAGCTTTGGCTTGCTCTAGTTTTGCATTCTCAAAAGCAAGAGTTGCAATTCTTTTGTTTGCCTCAACTTGAGCTGCTGCATCACCGGCTTCAATAGCTGACGCTAATTCTTTTTGCGCAGCTTCTAAACCTGAACTAATGCTAGTCTCAAATTTTTTGACATATTCAGAATCAGTTTTTTCAAACCTTTTTTCTAAAATCTGTCTTTTTTCTTCTACACCTTTGGCATATTCTAAAGCAGCTTGTTCTCTTCTTTCTGCTTCTCTCATTTTACGAGTTAGTTTCGCAATACGAGATTGTACACCTTTACTGTAGTCTTCTAAATCCTCGTCTGATTTTTTTTCATCTAACTTTGTTTCTCTTTCATTTTCAAATGATTTATCTGTTCCTGATTCTTGTTCCGTACTTTCCGTTTCTACAACGGCTTCTTCTTTTTTTTCTTCAATATCTACAGTAGCATCAGGTCCTGATGTATCTATAGGTACCATTTTGTTTTCTTCTTCTGGCATAGTTTACTCCTTCCTATGATTAAAACTCATGCAATATGTCCTCTGGACTGTCTATTGTTGCTAATATTTCGTCGTCGTTTAGAAGACGCATTTCTCCGCCATCTATCTTGATCCGTGATCCGGCGTAACGTGCAAACATTACCCAATCATTGACCTTGCACCATGGACCTTCAGGATATCGTTCTTTATCCTTATAACATTGATCGCCCATAGCTAAAACTAATCCAACTTGAGATGCAACTTGTTGCCTCTCCAAAGTTGTTTCAGCTAATACTAATCCACCTTTAGTTTTCTCTTTCA